AACGAGTTAATGAGTGGGGACTATGATGAGGATAGAGGATTTAAAGATAATGAAATCATAGACTGTACTTATGAAAAGATAGCAGAGATAATATCAATGCATTATGATGGAGAAGTAAAATGAAAAAAGATGTAACAATTAAAAAATTAAAAACAAAAGTATCAATAGAGTTTTCTAACGAACAGTATCAAGCTCTAGTTGATTCAGTAAACAATCTTGATACAGCTTTAGATACTTTGTTTGAGTGTCAAGATATGTTTTTAAGTGACGCTAGAAATTTACAAAATATAAAATGGCAGTTAGTAAATGTACTTGGACTAGAATATAATAAAGATAATTATAAATATAGTTAGAGCGTTTAAACAGTTTCATAATTTTCTCCGTTTTAAGTTATGACATCCTAAGCATGATGTTAAACTGCTTGAATATTTTTCATTTAAATCTCCATATTAAATGATATCCTGAGCATGATATAAAACTGCTCATTTTTTTCGGGCTTTACAATGTCAGAAATTTATGATAAAATCTTGTTATAAAATTTTGATTAATAATAATTATTTAATATTTTATTTTATTTATGGATATAAGAAATTTAAAAATTAAGAAATCTAAAAAGTACAAAGCTATAACTTTCTTTATAGGTAGAAAGTATGTAGAGTATTGTGATGAGTGTTTAAGGTGGAAGGATGAGCAGAAGCCTTACAAAGAATGGTACGAAGATAACTTTACAAGTCTTGTTAAAGAGTATGTACAGTATCGTAGAGACCATAGAACGAGGGATTAAATATGGCAGTTAGGAAGGAAGTAAAACTAATTAATCATGTTAAGAAAAGCACATCTCAGGGCAGAGGTGGCAGAGGTAGACGAGTTAAGATATCTACTAAGCACATGAATAAAAACAAAAGGAAGAGTTACAAAGCATATCGAGGGCAAGGCAGATGAATATATTTTATTTATACGATAGTCCGGTCATGTCGGCAGAGGCACAGCCAGATAAAATGTTGGTAAAAATGCCACTAGAAACTGCACAGATGTTGTGTACTGCACACAGAGAATTAGATGGCAATGAGTATGCAGATGAGGTAGGACTTTACAAGAGGGCATATTGGAATCATCCTTGCACAGTTTGGGCTAGAGAGTCTAGCGGTAATTACTCATGGCTGTATGCACACTTTTTAGCATTAGGCATGGAGTATACTTTTAGATATGGTAAAGAACATGCTAGTATTTCTAAGTTAGCTAAGCCATTAATGAAGTTTCCAAAGAATATAAAACTTGGCAAAATGACACCACTTGCTCAGGCTATGCCAGATAAATACAAACACGAAGACCCTATCGTTGCTTATCGCAGATATGTTGTTAACGAAAAACATTACGCTAAGTGGGAGAAAGGTAGACCAATGCCTAATTGGTGGCATAAGGAGGCAGTATGACAGGAATAGAAATAGCAATAGTTTCTGATGAGAATACTAAAATGCATTATGTGTATGGTACTTATGAAGAAGTTGAAGAATATGCAGAGCGTTTAAACGGTTGGGTATTAAGATACTTTGACCATGTAAATCCATCAACCGTTCAATCTAAATTTACTTATGTTGGAAAAGGTAATGACCCCTATCAATGTAGTAGAGGTTTTAATTATCTTTTGAACAAAGTAGTTGACATTGAGAAATGGTAGGAGTATAGTATGCAAATGATTAATAGCTCTGAAACAAGATTGGTAGACGAAAAACAATATCAAAAGTTTACCAACTTTGTGAATGATAACTATAAGGAACTTTATGAGAATAAAGTTTGTTATGAAATTAATAGAACAGGAGATAACTTTTTTATAACTCTGTTTGAAAATGACATAGCAAATTTAAGTGACATCTTTGATGTTTCCCCAATGGCATGATACGTAGCCCTCATATTAACACTTCCTTTATCGTATCATTTGATACTCAGGTATTGAACAAGTTTAGGGTCTTGTGCCTAAAAACCCTATATGCTATAATAGATTTATTTTAAGGAGTATAATATTATGTATGAATATGTAAAAGGAAAAGCTATGTGGGCTAACATAACCACACCTAATACTAGGTTTAAACCACATAAGTATGGACTTACTGTTTTAACTGATGATGAGACTGCCACTAAATTAGAAGGCATTGGCTTATCTCAAGTTAGGACTAGAGCAGGAGAATCTAAGTACGAAGAACCTGCATTTACTTTTAGCAGAAGAGCAGAAAGAAATGATGGTACTTTGAATGAAGCTCCTAAACTTTTAGATTCTGATGGTAATAGTTTAGATTCATTAGTAGGTAATGGTTCTGAAGTTACTGTCAAGATAAAACCATATAAAAATGATTATGGAAGTTTTGCTGAATTAGTAGCAGTTAAGGTTGAAAATCTGGTAGAATATTCTGAATCTGATTCTGAAAATGAGGAGTTTTAATTATGATTATTACAGTAAAGAAAGAAGATGGAGAAGTAGTCTACGATATAAATAAGATTACAGACGAGGCAAAGCAAGGAGAGGCTAGAGTTATAATTTCTAAGGTAGGTAATTTAGACACTGTAACTGAAGCACTAAGTTTTGCCTCGGCTACTCACAGAGCTAACTTAGAGAAATTGTTAGAGGACAGCCCTGAAGCGAAAGTAGAAGAGGTTGTTGAGGCTGAGGAAGTAGAAGAGTCTAAAACAAAGACCGTCAAAAAATAACATAACAGGAGGGCTTATGGATAGCAGTTGGGACAAAGTTCACCAACCGTGTCCCCTATGTGGTAGCAGTGATGCAGTAGGGGTTAACAAAGATGGCTCGGCAAAATGTTTCAGTTGTGGAGAATTTATGCCGAAGTACGACAAACAAAATAATGAAGGAAGTAATATGCAAAAACAAAATACCAATACGTTTAAACAGACTGAATCTTTAGATGACGGTTTGTTTTCAGCGTTGTCTGACAGACACATTTCAAAAGCAACAGCAGAAAAGTATGGAGTAAAAGTTGTCCATGATTTACAGGGCAAAGTAATTAAACATTTATATCCGTACTACAATGGTCATGAGCTTTCAGCTACAAAGACTAGAGTTGTAAAAGATAAAAACTTTTTCTTATCAGGTAGCTACAATGAAACAGGCTTGTTTGGTCAACAACTATTTAATAGTGGTAAGTATGTAACGATTACCGAAGGCGAATGTGATGCTATGTCAGCCTATGAATTGTTAGGTAGTAAATGGGCAGTTGTTTCTATCAAGCGTGGAGCAGCAGGTGCAGTCAAAGATATAAAAGAAAGTCTTGAATACTTTGACAACTTTGAAAATGTGGTCATTGCTTTTGATAATGACAAGGCAGGAAAAGAGGCTGCAACAAAAGTTGCTAGACTGTTTAAACCGGGCAAGGCTATGATTCTTACTTTGCCTAATGGTTGGAAAGACCCTAACGATATGCTTAGAAACAACAAGCATAAAGAATTTGTTGAGGCTTTCTGGACTGCTAAAGTTTACACTCCATCAGGAGTTATAAATGTATCTGAGCAAAGAGAAAAGTTTCATGACAGAGAAAAGAAAGATAGTATTCCTTATCCTTGGGAGGGTTTAAACAAGAAGCTTTATGGTTTGCGACAAGGAGAGTTAGTTACTTTAACAGGTGGTACAGGGCTAGGTAAGTCTTCAGTTACTAGAGAACTTGAACATCACTTGATTAAAAATACAACAGATAATGTTGGAGTGATAGCTCTTGAGGAGGATTGGAGAAGAACTATAGATGGCATACTTTCTATTGAGGCTAATGCTAGATTGTATATCGACCAAGAGAGAGAAAAGTTTAGTAGAGAAGAATTAGATAAGATGTTTAATATTCTTTATGATGGCGAAAATAAAAATAGAGTATGGATTCATTCTCACTTTGGTACTAATGACATTGATGATATCTTTAGTAAATTAAGATTTATGATTGTCGGATGTGACTGCAAATGGATAGTGGTAGACCACTTACATATGTTAGTTAGTGCGGTATCTGAAGGAGATGAAAGAAGAGCTATTGATAATATCATGACTAGGCTTAGAAGTATTGTAGAGGAGACAGGAGCAGGTATTATTTTAGTATCTCATCTAAGAAGAGTTGATGGTAATAAAGGTCATGAAAATGGTATAGAGGTAAGTCTATCTCATTTACGTGGCTCAAACAGTATAGCTCAACTATCAGATTGTGTGATAGCTCTAGAAAGAAATCAACAGTCTGATGACTTTGATGAGTCAAGAACAACGAGAGTACGTATCTTAAAATCAAGATATACAGGAGACGTTGGTATGGCTTCTCACTTGCTTTACGATACTGAAACAGGTAGACTTAGTGAGCTGTCTGATTCAGACATTGAAGTTGACTATGATGACAAAGCGTTTTAATTATGGATTTAGTTTTTGACATAGAAACAGATGATTTAAAAGCAACTAAGATTTGGTGTATTGTTGCCCAAGATTTAGAGACAAACGAAATATTTAAGTTCCCACCTAAAAAATTACAGGATGGTTATGACTTACTTATGTCGGCTGACACTTTGATTGGGCACAATATAATTGGTTTTGATATACCAATGGTAGAAAAATTTGCAGGTATAAAACTATCTGACAAGAAAATTTTAGATACTTTGGTTATGTCAAGACTGTTTAATCCTACTAGAGAAGGAGGACATAGCTTAGAGACTTGGGGTTTTAAGTTAGGATTCAACAAGATAGAGTTTGAAGATTATCTTAATTACTCATCTGAAATGTTGAACTATTGTGTCAGAGATGTACAGCTAAATACTTTAGTGTTTAAAGAGTTGCAAAAAGAATCAAAAGGATTCTCTAAACAATCTTTACAGTTAGAAACAGCAATAGCCGACATAATGAAGAAACAAGAGATTGCAGGATTTAAGTTTGATGAAAGAAAAGCAGAGCTACTTTTAGCAGAGCTTAGAGAAAAGAAACAGGAGATAGAAGATGAAGTTCATACAACTTTTAAACCAAAGTGGGTTGATGATAAATTAGTTACACCATACATTAAAAAAGATGGGACTCTATCAAAAAGAGGTTTATCGGATGAAGAATATGAAAGGTGTTTAAACACTTCTAACTTTGAACCTTTTATGAGAAAGACTTTACAAGAGTTTAATCTTGGTAGTAGAAAACAAATAGGAGAATACTTAGTTGACTTTGGTTGGAAGCCAGAAAGATTTACTCCAACAGGTCAACCTATAGTTGATGAGAAAACTTTATCTGAGATAACTCATATTCACGAAGCAAAGTTAATAGCTGACTTTTTACTATTACAAAAAAGAATAGCTCAAATTGAATCGTGGTGTGAGGCAGTACAAGAAGATGGAAGAGTACATGGTTTTGTTATACCTAATGGAGCTATAACAGGAAGAATGACTCATAGGAATCCTAATATGGCTCAAGTGCCTAGCGTAAACTCTGAGTATGGAAAAGAGTGTCGGGCTTGTTGGGTTGCAGAAGAGGGATAT